ACATCTTAGGTCTTGATTTTCGGAACACAAAAGCTCTCTTCTTTCTATATATTTTTCCCCATACGACAACTGGGTACTTCTGTCGAAGGGCATATGCAGTAAGCGGATCATATGTAATCATATATTCCTTAACACTATATTTTTCCTTTGACAGTTCCCCAGCTTCGTATTTATATAATGACATAATTTTTTCTTCAGAAAGTCCATGACCATAACGATCATAAATCTCTTCAGATGTGAGACTGCTATTCAACCACTGCTTCACTCACTTTCTTTTTCTGGTATTGTGATTTCCAGATTTTTACATCTTCCATAAGTGCATCTGAAACATCATAAACCCAGAAGAAATTTCCCGTCTCAAAATGGGTACAACGGAAAAGATACTTGTAACCTTTTTCAGTGAGATATTTTTTCTCTTGCGTTGAGTAGCACCAGTAAAATCTCTTCTTTAAATCTTCCTTGAATGTTCTATAGTCAAAATTTGTCATTATTGATTCTTCTCCTTTTTATTCCTATATTTCGCTATACTGCGATATTCAGGACGTACTGATCCTGATAAGTCTCGGCAGAGACTATAATTTTTTCATTATTTTTTACACGCTGCCTTGCATCATAAGCAGACGTAAATACCTTTTTAATTGGTTGCACCAGCTCAAACTTACAGTCCGGCACCTCATATGTAGGTGAGTCTAAATAACCATCCTCTGAAATAGTGATTTTATCGTATAATCCATGCTCAACTGAGAAGTCCTGAAAATATTTCATATCATGCTTTTCCAGTATCGGTAACAGATATTTTGTAAGTCCTAACTGTTCTAACCAATATAAATTTATGTGAGAATATTTCCCACCTTTGTTGTAGTATCCGATGAAGCCGCCATCAACTGCAAGTATCATCGTCCTTAGTTCTTCGTCCATCTGCTCTACACCGCCATATAAAGCGCACACTAAAGATAACGTACCGAAATTATATTTTTCATTAAATCTTCCATTGTGAAAATTGTTTGGATTAACCCTGTATGGGTTATTTAGAAATGTTCTGTGATTATCAAAACATAATTGATTCTGACCTACTGAGAGGTCAACAAAGATAGGTGTTTTCCACCCGTGGTCGATTTTTTCTTCATTGAGCCAAAGACCACTATTAAAATCATAAAAACCGCCTATTTCTACTCCAAATAGGGTATTTAATCGCTTAGTGCTAAAGAGTGAATCCATATCATCTGTAAGCACTAAATAATAATCCTCTGGATTTATTTCTGTCCACCACTCCGGCAGACTGTTCAACAACTCCTGTTTAACAAGACTCTTATTTCTGTCAAATTCCATTTTTGTAATCGTGTCCAGATACCTATGTAAGTACCCACGATTACATCAAAAATACATCTCAACACTTCGTCCTCCTTCTATTTTTCAGCTCTCACCGTTTTACTGGAAGTCGGTTTCGTGCTTTTTCTCTTAGTCTGCGTAGCTTTCTTTTCAGTCGCTTTTCTCACTCGCTCCCGTTCATACGCATTTTCTTTCTCATTAAATTTTTTCTTATCTTCATCGAATGTCCCTCTGACTTTCGCCTGTGACGCTGCATTGATACCCTTGACAAATTCCTGATAATTATATTCTGTAAGATTTCTCTGTCCTAACTCAATATCTCCGATCAAATTATGAGATAAATTGCAATACATGGCTACATCCCTCTGGGACAGACCTCTCATTAGTCGATAATCCTTCAGATCACTTGGTCTTAACATCTATATCTTCCTTCCTTAAATAATAATTGCCTTAAAAAGATAGGGTGCAACATTACATCATGTGACATAACATCACACCCCAATATATGAAAAAATCATAGATTGTGAGAATCTATGAGATTATCCATACTTGCTATTAAGCAATAGTTTTCTTTAGAATAGACACACCTTTAGTATCTAAGAGTTTTACTGCATACAGGTTTGAAGCAATAAGGTCAGTAGCAAGTAATTTCGCCTCTCGCTCTTCTTCGACAGTAGTTTCTTTCTGCATGATATATCCTAATGCACCCTTCTTAACAATTGCCATTACAGGCTCACTGTTTGTAGCGTCCCACATCTGATCTGAAAGGTATACAGGGATTGTACCATTCCACATACCGATACAGTTTGTATCATCCACAATACCGTTTCCGGAAGTAGCGTATGTTTTATCAATCTTTGTAAATTCATCCATTCTCATAATGGCACTTCTGAATTTTCCATGTGCAACGATACCCGCAAAAGAGCTATTCTGTACCTGATCTCCGAAACAATCAAAAGCACTATCAATAGCAGCTACAGTAAGCTCACCTGATGAAAGTGCAGTCTTATATACCGCATTATCTGCCATTTCCTTAATAAGGTCAGAATCAATCTTCTTTGCCATAACTTCAGCGGTCTGAGAAGACATAGCATCCACAACCGCACCTTTAATTTGTGCCTTGTCCTTATCATAAATTCTGACAGATTTACCAGTCTGTTTTACCTTTGCAGTGCTATCGGACATACCGATTTCCTCTGGTGTAAGTGGTGTACCTTTCGTAACTTCCTCTGCATCTGTCAGTCTGTTAAATGTTGGAAAATGAACCTCATCTCCATAAACCAAAATCTCAGATACCATATCTGTATAATCTGTTGCAATATCTTTCATTTTAAGTGCAGTACCTAATTTACTATTAACTGCATCTGCATATACTGAACCAATAACTAAGCTCATTGTTAATTCCTCACTTTCATAAAAAATTGAGCAATAAAAAACACCCATAACCGATAGGCTATAGGTGCTTCACACACTCATTTTATTTTCTTCTTTTTGTCAGTCTTTCGTATAAAGTAGGATTCTTTTTATAAAGTTCCACACGTTTATCGTAAGACATTTTATTAAATTCTTCCTGTGACACTAAATCATCTGAATCATGGCTTGTAGGTACATACCCCGTAGATTTCATTCTGGATTTTACAATTCCATCCACCACGGATACCAGAGCATCCACATCTGTATCTTCTTTTAGAAAATCCACCAGAGATTTATCTAGTCCCTTATTCGTAAGATTTTCTTGAAATTCAAGTCTCTTTTTCTGAGCTGCAACAATCCTCTCAGACTCTTCCAGGGCAGCGATACGATTCTCTAAATCAATCTCAGCCTGTGATTTCTCTACAGGTGTCAGCTCCTTGATCTTGTCCTTCAGGTCGTTAATCTCTTTTGAATAATGACCACGGATTTTATCTTCTGCGGACTGAATCGCTTTATCATAGTCAGTCTTTGATATTGTTACTGTCTCTGCATTTTTTGTATCTACATCCTCTCTGGTAGTTTCATCCGCTGCGGATGCCCCATCTTTGACTTCTGTATCTACAACTGTTGTTTCTGTGTTTGTGTTTTCCATAATTTTATATCTCCATTCCTGTTTTCGTGCTTCGCCCCTCAGTCGTTGCTCACACGAACCCATTATTTTTTTCTACACAAAAAATATATTTAACTTCCATCTGAAGTAATAATAATCATAAAATGGGTGGGATTTTTTTAGTGATTAAAGGAGGTACAGGGAACCCCACCAAAAAACCTGTTTTGTTAAACAAAAAATTGAATTTAACATAATGAATTTTCGTAAATTAAACGATAAATTTAATACGGAAATTAAAGACATTATGAACCTCAAAAGGAGTCTCCAATAATGCCTTATACATGAAAACTTCGCAATTTCGTACTATTTTTCAATAGTCTTCCATCACAAAAATATATCTAAATATCAAGCGGACTTCTGCTTATTTAAAAGCTATTACCGCTTAATACTGATACCAAAATTAATATCCCTTCGACTGAAGGAATTTATCAAGGGACTCCCTGTCAAGTAAATGCAGCTCTGCTTTATTATTCTTGAATCGAGACAATAATCCCTCACTAATGCGTGTTTGTCTTGCAATAAACTTCTGATTGACTCCCTCACTCTTAATGAGAGCTAAAAGTCTATCTCTTAATTCTTCCTGAGACATTGCGTCCACCTTTCTAAATTATGTTGTACAAAACAAACAGTTTTTATAATTTACCACTTGACAATTTATTTTATAAGTGATATAATTATTATTTTATATACCATATAGTGCAATATCTAAAAATATCCTCATACCGTTTTTACCATGATATTATTGTGTTTTATTAATATCAATTTTTTGCACTTGGGGAATTTTCTTTAAAGGGTACTTGACGCATCAAATACCCCATACCTTGTTCAATAATTAATGTACAACTTTTGTTTTTATCTGGTATTTTTTCCCATATAATTCATAAATTTCATCTATTGTAATCAGCTTACTAAGGTCTTTCAGACTCTTCACAGATGTTTTGGAACTTGTCACATTTTCTGTGACTTCTTCCAGATAAGTCACCGTTCCTGGATTACTTTTGATCGCTGCAAGGAACTCTTTTGGGTAAACTTCGTATATCCACTGTAGTAAAGTCTGTCCTAGACAGTGCTTCTTCTTATCACCGATAAGTCGCTTATCTCGCTTATCATCCAGGACAAGTTTTCCATTTTCATCTTTTACAGGTTTTCCGTGTTTATTCTTGCGTGGGTGAATGTCAAATATATCACGGATTAATTTCTGGATGTCCCATGTCGTAATCTTTCGTTCAATAGTCTGGTTCACATCTGAATAACGAATCTCATTCAAAGCATTTTGGATCAGATTTTGTTTTACTTCAAACATTTCTTCAGCCGTAATATCACCACCGGCATATTTAGCATAAACCTGATTCAGACGATCATTCCACTCTAAGCCAATCTTTTTAATGGCTTCGATCCTGTTGTAATCTGCTTTCACACCTTTAGGAATCGGATTCAGAATATCAACAAATGTGATCATCTTTGTTCTCTCTGCCCGTTCCAGATGATTCTTGATAACAGTCGCCAATTTATCCATCGTGCATTCTAACGGAATGTAGATTTTTTCTTCCAGTGCTTTTCTCTCCTGTGTCAGAAGAATTTGTTTCTGCCGATGCAGCTCTTTTTCTTCTTCATTTACAAAACGCTTCCTTTTCTTCTTTGGTACAGACTTCAGACCTTTTGTAAACTGCGGACGCACCATAAATTGATCTGGATTTTCCTTTAGAAAAAGATTATCAATTTCTTTTGTTAGCTCCTGAATTTTTGCTTCAGTCGTAGCTTCATTTCTACGCTGCACAAGTTCCTTGTATTCACTAATGGTTGACTCCGACACCGTTTTTTTATACCTCTGTTCAGTAATGACTAACGTTCCATCATCCCGTAATACTGCACCTTCAGCCTGTAAATACGGACGCTTTCTTATCTCACTAAGTTCTGTTGCAAGATTTACACCCTTGTAGCGTCTTTTTGCGCTATCAATGGCGATACCAGATGCCACCGCAAGAATTGAAATATCGTCATAAATCTGTGATAAATATTTTTCTTTATTCTGCTCTGTGCCAGTATTGTACAGATGCCAGTAGAAACACTGTAAATCTCTTGCAAGGTTACAGATTTTTCCAATAAAGTCATTTGCTAACTTACCATCAATGGATGCCATCTCTTCATTTGTATAGTTCTTTGGATCATTTTCAGGGGAAAGCCCATTGATAGGAATAAGATATTTTCCAGAATTTACCGTTTCTTTTGTCGCTTCTAAGATTACAGGGTCATTACCAATATAAGCTACGTCACTGTCCTGATCCGATCCTTGCCAAATATCTGACAGGAAACAACCTTTTCCCCACAGATTAATAATTAAGATTCTATCCGTGAAGTTGAACCACTTCCACTCATCACAATAGGTATTCTTCAGGATTGCATTCTCTCCTACTGCAATGTGTGGACTCCTGAAACCGTATAACTCTTCACCATCCGCATATCTGTTACAGTAACACTGGAAATCAGATAGGATACTTGTCTCAATTTTCTCTCCTGTGGATGCTCTCAACATCTCATATGGGTTAGCAACCAACGTACAGAAATCAGAATTATTCAACTGAATTTTTCCCTGATAGAGTCTATCTAAAATACTGTTCAAGAATGTTCGCCTGTAGTTCGTGTACCATGTTGTTCGTGTAATGTCCTCATTAATCTGAAGAAGCTCTTTCATCATTCTCATTCCGATGTTATCCGTATCACCAGCCTTCGTGTTCAAACCATGCTTCAGGAACGCCGGATATTTTTTCATGAGATTAATCTCATGAACCTGTGGTTCTACGATTTTCCAGAGCTGTTCTTCATCGAGATTCAGTGTGTCCAACACCTGATACCACAACTGTTGACGATCACCAAATTTAGAAAATTTCTCATACTTGCAAACACCAAAAATCTGTTCATCCGAAATCAACTTCTCTCTGTACCAGTCCCAGGTCAATCGCTCCTTTTCAAATTTGATTGGCTTTTCCAGTCTCTTAATCTCTGCTTCAAGTTCAGGAAGAAGATTTTCTTGATCTGCAATAGCTTTTTGTTCTTCCAGCTTTGCTTCTGCAATTTCTTCTGAAGATGCACCTTTATTTGATAAGATAGTATGCTTTCTCTTCGCTGCCGTAACTCTATTATTGATTCTAGTACATTCCTCTTTAAGCTCCTGTAAGCGTGGATCAGCTTCAAGTTCCCTTAATCTGTCCTTTTTATCCTCTGAAACCATGTGTTCAACGATTACATCTGCAAACTTCAGAATCTTTACACTGTTCTTTGTAGTAACAATCTTTACTTCATATGGCTTAAACGCATTCCCAAACCTATCATAAATTACAGGATCATCTACACCGGCAAATTTCTCATTGTAATACTTGTATGATAATTAGGAAGTTAATTATCACATATTTCCTTTCTTTTAATATCGTGGTTCAATACAATTCAGATACTATGGACTTTTGATTTGTTTTCTGTAGCTTGACTACTCAACTGGAGTGTATTGCCACTACCTTTATCTGAATTGTTTATTAGCTGGATGTTGCCGGAGTGTTTTTCACTCAGAGTACTTATTTCTATCAAGTCTACGATGATAATCGTTGGTGGACATCATGGTATCAGACTTTAGGAAAGGGAGGTACAACCTCATGAAAATTTACGTAGGCATTGATATTGCCAAACTTAATCATTTCGCCGCTGCGATTTCTTCCGACGGTGAAATAATCATTGAGCCGTTCAAATTCACAAATGACGCTGATGGCTTCCAACTGCTGGTCTCTAAACTCGAATCATTCGATAAGAACAGCCTCATCATCGGTCTTGAGTCAACGGCACACTACGGTGACAACCTTGTTCGATACCTTGTTACTGAGCTTTACCAAGTGTGTGTGTTGAACCCCATCAAAACCTGTCAAATGCGAAAAAATAACGTTCGCAAAACTAAGACAGATAAGGTCGACACTTACGTGATTGCTAAAACTCTTATGATGCAGGACAACCTCAGATTCGTCAGCTTCTTCGATCTCGATATGATGGATCTTAAGGCATTGGGACGTTTCCGTCAGAAAACCATAAAGCAACGTACCCGATTGAAAATTCAACTGACAACCTATGTTGATCAGGTCTTTCCGGAGATTCAATACTTTTTCAAATCCGGTCTGCATCAACACGCTGTCTATGCTTTATTAAAAGAAGCACCTTCTCCAAAAGAGATTGCTTCCATGCATATGACTCATCTGGCAAATCTGCTCAAAGTGAACTCACACGGACACTTTACCAAAGAACAGGCCAAAGAATTAAGAGTTCTCGCACAGAAGTCTGTCGGTGCTAACGACAGCGCTATATCTATTCAGATAACTCAAACCATTCAACAAATCGAGTTACTGGATAGCCAATTAGAAAAGATTGAAGCTGAGATGACGGATATCATGAAATTCAACGATTCTGTCATCATGACCATTCCTGGTATCGGATATATCAATGGTGGAATGATTCTTGGTGAAATAGGTGATATTCACCGTTTCTCCAATCCTAACAAGCTGCTTGCTTTTGCCGGTTTGGATCCTTCTGTTTATCAGTCTGGTAACTTTCAGGCTAAGACAACAAGGATGTCCAAACGTGGCTCTCGTGTTTTACGATATGCCCTTGTAAATGCAGCTTGGAACGTTGTCAGAAACAACGCAACCTTCAAGGCTTATTATGATGCCAAGAGGGCTGAAGGCCGGTCTCACTACAATGCACTTGGGCACTGTGCCGGCAAGCTTGTCAGAGTCATCTGGAAGATGCTCACCGACAATGTCGAATTTAACCTCAAATAAGAGGTCTGTATACCAATATCGATAGATTTTGAAAAAGCACCCTAAGGGAGCTCTATTAAAGTTACCCTTTTTTACCACCGATATGAAAAAGAAATTTTTTGCTAATTTATGGTTGACTTTTCATAGCTGGTCTCCTTCATTCAGGAGCGAAAGCATAATATAAAATTGATTTGACCTGCTCATCTCACATTGCACCCCACAATCTTTCTTATCCGCTTTTATTCTTTTCTCTAATGCCCAAAATTTCTCAGATGGTTTTCCATCTCCACTTAGTATTTCAATATATTCTTTGTTGAGTTTATCCATATAAGTTTCTTGCCATCCAGCAATTTTACTTCTGAATATTTTCCAGTCTTTTTCTGAAAATTTGTTCATGCTTATCATCTCCTACATAACATCCACTTCTACACTTTAATATACCTTCTCTTTTTTGTAGTTCCAATACATGCTAATAACTCCATATTCACCAATTCATTTAATAACTGCCTTGTCCTAGGACCTTTTAAACCGATCTTTTCTGCTACCTGCTCTGTACTATATTCAACCCCAGCATCCATATAGGCTAAAATCTGCTTCTGCCTTTCTGATAAATCTATTGCTTTCATTTTTTTGAATCCGCTGATTTTTCTGCTGATTCTGCTGATTTTTCTGCTGAATTATCATCAGATTCCTTTTCCATCTTCATCACAAGTGTCACCTGATCAAGATTTGTATCTTCTATTAATTCTGGTTTTATCCATCCTTCTGACTTCCACACATCAAGAATTGTTGGGAATCCTGAGCCAGCATTATCGCCAAATCCAACCAATCTAAGCATAGTCTGCATATGAGGATTTCTTGACTTTGAATTACCTCCACGATAAATATCCTCTAGCGGAAGTTTCAAAATTCCCGGATTTGTAAATTCAAATGAATCAAACCTCTTAATCGCAGAATCTAGTTTGATTTTGGTTATTTCAATGTAGTTATCTATACCATTTAGTATTGATAACTCATGCTTTTTCCACACGTTATTTTTTGTTTCACATATTTTTAGTACCAATCCAGTACCATTGCATTTTTTCATTATTGTGTGTAGTTCCGGTGGCTTGCAGGTCGATTAATAAAAACTATTTAGTCAAATAAATATTTATATGCTACTCGATTTTCAAAAGAAGAACCAAACCCTAATTCAATTCGTTTCTCCTCTTCTTTATTCCAAAATTCACTCTTATGCTCCAGTATCCTTTCCCTATAATGATCACTATTTATAAAATTACACCACATAGTATCAGATATCTTAATATTTCTATAATCAAAGGATTCTGGATTGAAAATGAATTCTAAATAATCACTCATATACGCATACTCTTTCATAAACTCTATATCATTTTCGTTTGCAATATCTAATAGAATATATATGACCAATTGATTAATAGCCTCCGCTTTATGATCAGGATATGAATATACTCCTTTATTGCTACTAGCGTACTTTTTAAACTTATTCACATAATATTCCTTTATTTTGTCATTAAACGATAAAATTTTTTCATATAATAATTGAAATATCTCTTGTTCCCAGTTATTATTCAGATTCTCTTCTATATAATTTTTCCATTCACTTTCGTCATACTTCAACAAAACCCTTCTATGAATATATACCCATAATGTCTTCTGACGATTGTTATCTTTTATTCTATCAAATTCTTTACAACAATTATTATATATCTTTTTATCAGCTAATTCAGATAATATCTGTATCAATTCAGGATATGCATTACTATGTGCCGTTGCCTCCAATAAAATGTCACTATTGATTAGCAATTTCAATAAGTCGCCATACCCTTTAATATCTTTATCAAAATGCTGTTTTACATAAATTGACAGAGCATATATGTTATTTGTAATTGTACGAACATTTTCTTTTTCATCAGGGGTTAGCAATAATACAAAAGCTTTTACAATTCTAGAGTTTTGTTCATAATTTAACTTGCACAGCGATAATAAGAAGCTAAATGATTCTAACTGCTCTATCATCCATAAATTCCAATATTCCTTCATGGATAAACAGAAATCCTCAAATAACAAAGAAATATCAAACTTATCAGATAACTCTACTGAATCAACTTTGTAATGTGATACTATACTTCTTAATTCTTTTTGTTTAATGTGTTTTACTATCATATCCACATCCAATAGTTCAATAGGATATGGACTAACATTTGTTCTCATAAATCCCCCATGAAAATCTCCTTGGAATTCATCGGGATAATATGTACAAAATATTGCTTTAATATATGGTGTCACCATTTTTTCAACATTGTTGAACCAATCCAACA